CCATCTGTTCGACGATATCAACCGCCGCGTCAATCATCGTCACGCCATAGGCAATAAAGGGGTGGGCAGTCTGGTCGTTGTAGCAGATGCGATACTCGCCTGCTTCGCAGCGGCCAACTGCGTTAAGGTGTTTCAACTGCGGTTCGTCGTAGTCGATGACTGGCAGCAGCGCAAACAATGCCGCAAAGCTCCAGCACGGCAGTTCGTAGCCGTTGCGGAACGAGAAGAGGTTGTTCTGTATAGAGGGGGACAACCCGAGCTTTGGAGCCCAGTATTTGCCGCCTGTGTTTCGCCCTGTCTCCGTTGCCCAACACATGTCGGCGGTATTCGGATCAAGCCCTGCTTCCATCAGCCGCTTCGACTGCTCGACATCAGTGTAGTTGTAGAGTAGGTTTGCCATAGTCAGTCCTCCTTCTTGAACAATTCCCTCATTACCCGCTCGATGTTGTTGATGGAGCCTGTCACCAGGCCGAGCATCAGTGAGTAGGCAACGATTTCTCGTACTGACAAATCCAGCCCTGCCGCCCCGAAAAGGAAACAGAACGTCATGGAGTATATCATCCAATTTGTCAGGCGGTCTAATGTCCTGACGGCATTATCTTTCCACGACGCCTTACGTGGCTTGTCAAGTTCAAATGATGCAGCCATAGCCATTGACGGATCGAACGCGCCTTGCCCTCCATCTGGAACGTCGGTTATGACTTCAGCCGGACCGTCGGTCAGGTTCTCCAACTCCTGCATGGTCTTCCGTCTTTCGTCCGCCACCACGTCGAGCATCTTGTCCCATACCTCCTCGTCCACCCGTCCAAGATAACCCTCATGGTCGTTGGCATTGGCACGGGATATCTTGATCAGCACCATGCCGTAGCCGGCATTCCTGCTCCGCAGCAAATTGCTGTATTCGCTGATGTCGTGGTGCATCTTATTAGCCTTTTTCAATGTCTCTTGTTTCATATCTCAAAAATTATTTACTCTTCACCATTTCTGCCTCACCGCCATAGACCACCTTCATCTTTGGCTTGCGGCGCGGCTTGTCAACGAACTTGTAGTGTACCCAGTATTCCTTGTCCTCGTACAACTCCTGGTCGATCGGCACAAGGTGGAACATCTCGCCCTCAAAGTCCACACCGATGAGCATACACTCCAAGTCGCAGTCGGGGTGTTTCGTGTGCCACAACATCACCTCAGAGTGACGGTAGTGGTAGTTGACGAACTGGTTCTGGGTCATCGCTCAGTCCTCATTCAATAGTTTATGTTTCAGCCATGCCGCATAGAAATTGCAGTCGTTCTGCAACTTCACCGTGCCGTCCTTGAAGAAGGCTACGATTTCCTTTGCCGTAGCCGTGTCAGCATCCGTCCACTCGTCCGCCTTCTGACGGTTGAGCGTCTTCTGCAACTCACGGAAGCACTTGTGGTAAGCTTGGCGGCGTATCTCAATCGCCTGCTTCTCGTATTTGAAGTTGTGTTCGTCCATGCATGCCATCCTGTCGTAGCATTCATCCTCTAAGCGGTCGAACGTGTCGAGCACCGCCTGTAATTGTTCCATTTCTGCTTGTCTCATAATTCGTGTCAATTTATGAAATTAGTGGTTCGCTTATTCCTTTACTATCTTGCCGTAGTGCTCCAACATGCGGTGGTAACCGTTGTCAATGCCCAGCCAGCGGCCCTCGGTGTCCTGCAGCAGCCAGCCTCCGGTCTCGACTGTCGTGTGGCGGTCGTTGAGCCAGATTCTGATGGTCGGGTCGCGGTTCACGTCATACGAACAATGGAGGATGACGCCAGCCTGCAACAATTCCTGTATCTGGTCGAAGGTGTGCGGCATCACCTGAAACTCCCGCCTGATGTGCATCACGGGGTGCTTCTTGTACCGCTCCAGCTGCTTCTCGCGCCGCCAGTGCTCCTCGATGGTGCGGAAGGCATCGAGTGCATACGCCTGGCTCTTAGTGTCGGCCTCGTTGAACGGCACCATCCTGCCCGGCTCCTCCATCGGCTCGATGCTGCACACGGCAAACGCCCCGTTGTATTCGATTTCGATTTTCATGGGTCAGTCCTCCGTAAATTTGTTCTTGTTCCTATGATACACTACCAGCCATCCGATGTTGTCGATGGCGCAGCACAGGCCCCAGATGAACATGGCCACCTTTAGAGAGGGCATGAACAGCAGGGCGAAGACGTAGCCGGCGATGCAGTAGATGCCGCACACCACGTCGTTGTTGTTGTCATAGACCTCGCGTTCGTGCTCATTCCACAGCTTCGGTCGGAACGTCATCAGACACTTGCCGATGAACTCAGACACCAGCGTGCCGTAGAGCAGGCAGGCGATGGCCAGCACCCACACGTTGTACTCCACGAAGCAGAGCCACATGCCGACACAGAAGCCTGCTGCCGACTCGATGATGCAGAGCACTGTGAACCATTGGATAGCCCAGCGGCGCAGTCGGCCCTTCCATATCATGCCAATCACGAGACCCACAATGCTGTAGACGAGCGACTGGAAGGCCAGCCATTCGGCAGGCAGCTCCGTCACCCACGCCTTCGAGATGGCCGGGCCGACATAGGCATCCAGCAGCCCGACGATGAACAGTGTCGATAGCGTCCACCGCTGGTTCTCGTCGGGATGGATATTCAGCAGATTAAGTAATCGCTTGAATAGTTTCATAATCGCTAAATTATTTATGTTTCAATCGCTTGTTCTCCATTTCGCCCACCATACGGAGCCGCTCAATGCGCTCGAAGAAGGAAGCGTTCTCGGGAATGCGGCCATACCACTTGTACTGGTCGGTGACGTGCAGCACGCGGACGGTCTGCAGGCTGTACTCCGTCAGGCAGTATTCCGTGCGCCACAGCATCGGCGGCTCGTCGAAGAATGAGCTGCCCTTGTCCTTCTCCACATCACGGTAACGACCTTGCGACTTGCGAACCATCGCGTCGGGAATCTCCATCGTCACACACAGGTCGGCATCGACGATGAACGACAGCCAGTGTATCGCCTCGTCTGGCGGCTCTGGGAAGAAGCAGAAGCCAACTGAGTCCGTCTTCTGCCCCATTGCCCCGTGGTTGGTCTCGTTGCGCAGCACCTCGCCCGTCATCAGCGCGTCGTACTCACGCTTCGACATGAATCTGTGCAGTGTCATACGTCAGTCCTCCTTCGCTTCAATCTTTTCGACAGTCACCTTGCTTCCATCATCGCTGCTGATGGCTCTGTAGCCGCTCGGCACCTCATACTCGCCCTCGTTGATAGTCTTTATCTCCCCGGCCCATGCAAGGATGAATCGCTTGTAGTCATCGCCCTTGATCCATATCGGGTTGTGGTTTCTGTCGGGGTGGTCGAAGTAGATGCGGAATGCCACCTCGCCCGTCTCGGCCACCTCGATCGGGGCCGATGCCGCTACCACATGGTCGGTGTTCACCCAGAGCAGGTTCTCGTCTGGCACACTGGTTATCGTCTCTTTCATCTTGTCCCTACCACCCATGAACGAAGCAGCCAGAAAGCCTATTCCATCCATGTCGTCTAATTTCTCTGCTATCAATTTCGTAAAGTTCTTCTGCGTTACATTGATAATTGCCATAATTCCGTTTGTTTAATTCGTTTATTTAAGTTATTTTTTCCTGCGTTTTAATTGTGCTTTTTGTCCACACTGCTGGCAGACGATGCGAAACGAGCTGCTGCGGGTCTGCTTGAACTCGCCGCCGCACTTCGGGCAGCGGTGGGTGGCAAGAAACTTCTGCACCATCTCGTTCCGTCCCTCAGTGGTGTGTTGACGGAACATGGGATAGTCTTTCCACTCCTCGGGTTCCAGTCGGCGCAGGGCATTGACGATGCGTCGATACTCACGATTGTACCTCGACCGCTCTGGTCCTGGCTCCGTCTCTGCAATTATCTGCCCGCAGGTGTCAAGCTGCCTGTAGAGGAAACTTATATGCTCACGCTTCTGCTCGTCGGTCATCGGTCAGCCCTCCTTTTGTTTCGTTGACTCAAAAATCCATCCTGCTTTCACCATCTGTTCGACGATATCAACCGCCGCGTCAATCATCGTCACGCCATAGGCAATAAAGGGGTGGGCAGTCTGGTCGTTGTAGCAGATGCGATACTCGCCTGCTTCGCAGCGGCCAACTGCGTTAAGATGTTTTAACTGCGGTTCGTCGTAGTCGATGACTGGCAGCAGCGCAAACAATGCCGCAAAGCTCCAGCACGGCAGTTCGTAGCCGTTGCGGAACGAGAAGAGCTTGTTCTGTATAGATGGGGACAACCCGAGCTTTGGAGCCCAGTATTTGCCGCCTGTGTTTCGCCCTGTCTCCGTTGCCCAACACATGTCGGCGGTATTCGGATCAAGCCCTGCTTCCATCAGCCGCTTAGACTGCTCGACATCAGTGTAGTTGTAGAGTAGGTTTGCCATCGCGTCAGTCCTCCGTTACTTCTGTATTACATATATCAGCATCAGCACGGCCAGGAGCCAGCCTATCAGCGCCAGCGTACGGGTCATCACCCATTCGCGGTGGGCACGCCGCTCGTACCGCAGGGCATTGTTGATGTGCATGAGCTGCTTGCCGAACTTGCGGTAGAAGGCCGACGTGGCATAGCTGGCGGCAAACTTCATGATGCGCTGCCGTGTCGCGCTGTCGATGGCAAAGGGGTTCGGCTGGTACTCGTCCGACGGCTGCACGTAGCCGTAGCGCGGCTGGCAGTCGAAGCGGAACGTGTCGGCAATATCGTCGCAGCCGACGTTCTGTTCACGTACGTAAGCGTCGATATGTATGCCGCACACGCCGTTCTTCTTGTAGTATTCCACCGCCCGCTCGTCTATCTGCCTGGCATTGGCCTGCGCCAGTTCCACAAGGCGGTTGTACTCCGTCTGCGTCAGCGTAATCTTCGGCGTGACGCTCATTTCGTTCAATACTTTTTCTATCATATTCGTATCCCTTTTTAAGTTATCTTACTTTGAATTTATCCCAGTCCGACGCACGCAGGCCGCCCAGCATCTGATCGCGCCACGTGGAAAGTTCTATCGGAGTTGGCGTGTACTCCAACTCCACCGCCTCGCGCTTGGCGAACATCACTTGCCCTGGCTTGTAGAGATTGGCTACCGGCAGTTCGTCGATATGGACGTACTTCACAATCTCCCACTGAACTCGCCTGGCTATCTGCTCAATGGTGTCATGGCTGTCGGTAGAGCGGCAATAGCACACCACCTCCGTACCCGCAGGCCAGTCTGGAAACCGGAAAGCCTTCTTTGCGTCTTCCTCGCTGAAGAAGCGTGAAATTTCGTCGTGGGTCATCATGTCAGCCACGTGGCCGTTGAAGTCGTTCGACTGCACCACCAGCAGGGCGACGAGCGCCAGGTGCTTGATCTGCTGCGACTGGATGGCCGTTATCTCTATCACCTTGTCGAGCATGCCCTGCTCACTCCAGCCCTTCTCGCGCAGCTGCGGCAGGTTCACGGCGAACTTCTCGCTCGACTGTATCATCCCGACGAGGTACTTAATAAGCGCTGTCTTGTCCTTCAGCAGGTTTACGATATCTATCTGTTCGTTCATATTGCCATTATTTGTTGTGGTTATACATTCTTTCGTAAGCATCGTTCTGTGCCAGACGGAAAATGCCGTGCGACACAAACGTGTAATAGCAGTCAGACTCCGGCGTTCCCTTTCGTTTGGCAAGCAATTTCATAAACCATTCCTCACCTTCCGTCAGGTCGTCGAACAGCATACTCTTGTAAAGCGAGCCAACCATTGAACGGAAAAGACACCCGCCTTTCACCAGCTCCATGCGGAACTGCGTCAGCGTCATATCCTCGCTCAGACTGAGGTAGTTCATACGGTGCTGCCTGATTTCCTTATGGTCGTAGTCCGTCCACTTGCGCCCGTCCTTGGTCACGATATTGTCATCATCGTCGTGTTCCCAGCACTCGTCGCAGTAGTGCCGCCCCTCGCACTCTATCCAGTTGCATTCGTTGAGTATCTGCGTTGTGAGCGCATCCTTGTCGTCATACCACGTCTCGTCGTCAATCAGACGCCCGCAAGCGTCGCACTTGATGTTATGGAATTGCCGGTCAACTACCATCGGTCATCCCTCCTTTCCTCCAGCCAGTCCATTGCGGATCTCGGCGACGATGTTCTTCAATACATACCGGATACCCTCCTCGGCGACTTCCTCGTACGAGGTGCGGATGATGCCGAGCAGGCTGATGTCGTACTTGTCGTCCTTCTCCTTCGGCTCGCCGAGATACACGAGCATACAGTCCCACTTGCCGGGGTATCGGTAGGGTATGGGGCTCACGGCCATGTGGTATTCATCCCGCAGCCACCTCATCGCCACGGCCTGCGTCGGACACGGGTAGGTGTCGGCTGGCCTGTAGAAGGCGCTCTTGTTGTCGATGTCGGACGTATATGCCCCGATGGAGCTCATGAAATACATCGTGCCGTCTTCGCCCACCTTCCAGTAGTCCTTGCCGGTGTCAACCTCGAAGCCGTTCTCGTTCAGCAGTTTCGCCGTTTCAAATGTCACGTATCGTTCCTCTGTCATAGCTGATATTCTTTGGTCATACATTACTTTCCTCTTCCTTTCCTGCAGGCTGCATCCGCCTGACGATGACCTCTGCCAGGCAGTGCTGCCAGCGTCGCTTCAGATCGCCGCCCTCGCGGTCGACGGTGTCGATGCGCTTGTAGAGCTCCGTCTCCATCTGCGCCAGCGAGTCCTTCCCGTCCATGGGTATGTCGTCCCTACTAAGCTCCTGCTCGCACCACGCCACGAAGCGCCTCGTGCGGAGCTCCGCCTTGGCGTGCGCCTGGCGGATGCGATCGGCCAGCAGCCTGTAGTACTCGGCCGTGCCGTCCTCCGGCCTCTCCGCGCCGTCCTCCTTCCCGGGGGCTCGGCCCGCCAGCAGATCCAGCAGCGCCTGCGCAGCCAGTTCTGCGTCGTCTGGCTCCGGTGTCATCGCCGCCGGCGACACGCCCTCGATACGGAGCGGCTGGGCGGTCTGGGCCTGGGTATCTCTCCGCAGAAGTCTCCTGATCCATTTGAGCATAGTCATATACTTTTGGGTGCAAAGATATATAATTATTTCCATAATACAATCTTTTTCGGATAAATTTTACGATATTTTTTTTGTCGGTTACGGAAATTGTTGTATATTTGCACCGTCAAATCAGTTGTGCGGATGAAGATATGCCGCCAGATAAAGCGGCTTCAAGGCCATAAGTAACGATAACAACAGCACCGCACCGACGAGTGGAGCAGCAGCAATGCCTCCGGGACCCAGCACACTGATCCTGACAGCTCTAAGTGCGGTGCCGTTTTTGTTTGCCGGTGACGACAACTCTAATTAAATAAGGTATAGAAACATGAAGTCAGACAACATCTATTTCGGCGCGGCTCTGCTCGGCATCCCGCAAGGGTGACGATTGCCAGAGCAAGAAGCCACAATATTAACATTTTAACAAACAACAAGATCATGTTTGAGAACATTCAGAACACCTTCAATGGTTTGTTTGGTAAGATTGCACCGGGTATGTGCCGTCTTACGATGAACGGCAACATCGCCGTCAAGTGTGAAAACGGATACAAGTCCTACAACGTGAAGAAGGGGACGCTGACCAACGTGACGAACTTCTGCTTCAACGTGGGCGACGAGATGTTCTTCGTCATCCCGACCAACAAGGTAGAGGTGGGCGACATCATCCTCGTACAGGGCAAGCCCAAGTGCGTGACCGAGGTGAACAAGAAGATCATCACCGTCATCGACTACGAGAACTCCGAGGTGCGCCAGGTGGTGCCCGAGCGCCACGTGTTCATGGGCAGCACCTACTTCTACGGCAAGGTCATCTCGATGTTCGGCAACTCGTTCAAGCAGGGCAAGGGTCTGGGCAACGTGATGAAGATGATGATGATGAGCCAGATGCTTGGCAGCGGCTCGCAGCAGGGCGGAATGTTCGGCGGCGGCATGGGCCAGGTGATGGCCATGTCGATGTTCATGGGCGGCAACAACCCCTTCGATGGCATGTTTGATTTCAACCTTGACGCCGACACAGAGAGTGAGGAAACAGAATCAGAAACCAAAAATGAAGATTAACAGTTATGGGACAGATTAGCAAGACCGTATTTCCTGAGTACGCAAAGGAGAATCAGGAGCAGACAACCGCAGTAGAGGACAACGCCAACGAGAAGAAGGAGGACTGAACCATGGGAAGCGGAACAGTATCACACAGCTCCATGCGAAGCTACGCCTGCTCGCTGGGCAGAACGTATGACACGACGACGGGCCGCACCACCGGCCAGACCTTTGAGGCGCGGAGCATCGACCCCTCGCTCGACCCGAGGAAGTTTAAGGTGCGCGAGTGCTGCAACAGCGACGAGCACCCAAACACCATCCCTGTCATCCTGGCACTCGACGTGACAGGCTCGATGGGCGAGGCATGCAGCGAGACGGCTGCCGCCCTGGGCACCATCATCCTCGACCTCTACAAGCACCACAAGGACATCGAGATCTGCGTGATGGGCATCGGCGACCTCGCCTACGACAGTGCGCCGATACAGATGAGCCAGTTCGAGAGCGACATCCGCATAGCCGAATCGCTCGACAAGGTGTATATGGAGCATGGCGGCGGCGGCAACTCCTACGAGAGCTACACGGCGGCATGGTATATGGGGCTGAAGCGTACCCGTCTGGACTGCTACGACAAGCAGCAGCGCAAAGGCATCATCATCACCATGGGCGACGAGCCGCTGAACCCCTACCTGCCCGTCTACAAGCTGAACGACGCCATCGACGCCACCGAGCAGGCCGACATCGAGACGCGCCAGCTCTACCAGGAGGCATCGCAGAAGTTCGACATCTTCCACATCGCCGTGGACAGTCCTTCGGATAGTTATCGCAACTATGCCGAGCGTATTGCCAACAGCTTCGGACAGATACTCGGCGACCGTCTGAAGGTGTCGGGCATCAACGGACTGGCAGGAACCATCGAGAGCTGCATCAACGAGAGCGTCGCCGGCGTTCAGGCTCCCTCGCAGGAGCCACAGCAGGGCGACGGCATCAGATGGTAAAGGTGTGAGCGTATGAAGAAAGCAAGTATCGTGATAGGTGCCAACTACGGCGACGAGGGCAAAGGCACGGTAGTGGCCCGCCTCGCCGGCGACGGCACACACACGCTGAACATCCTGACGAATGGAGGATCCCAGCGGGGGCACTCCATTCTCACCCGCCACGGCTCCACCACCTACCAGCACTTCGGCAGCGCCACCTGCCAGGGCGCCGACAGCTACTACTCGCGCTACTACATACTGAACCCCATCCAGTTCTGTAAGGAGTACGCCGAGCTCATGGTCAAGCCCGCCCGCATCTACCGCGACCGCCGCTGCCGCTGGACCACGCCCTACGACATGATGGCCAACCTCATTCAGGAGGAGCAGCTGGGCCGCAAGGCATCCTGCGGCATGGGCATCTGGAACACCATACGCCGCTGCAACAGCACGCCCATCGTGCTCTTCGACGAGTTCATGGCCGACCCAGAGCGGTGGCCAATCTACCTGCAGGGCGTCCGCCAGTGGTACGAGCGGCAGATGGAGATACCCGTCTCGTGGCGCGACACCTGGAGCAGCGACGGCGTGGTGAGCCACTTCCTGCGCGACTGCCGTTTCATGCAGGCGATGACCGATGTGGCCGACCTCGCGGCACTCACCGCCTACGACCACCTGATATTCGAGAACGGACAGGGACTGCTGCTGAAGGACACCGGGCGCGACACCGCCGACACCACGCCGTCGGACACCGGCATCTTCTACGCACTGCTTCTCTCGCGAGAGCTCGGCATCGACGACGTGACCGCCCACTACGTCACCCGCCCCTACCTGACGCGCCACGGCGACGGCCACCTCATGCACCAGCAGCCGCGAGAACTGCTGTCTGCCGACATCCCCGAGGACCGCACCAACCACTACAACGACCATCAGGGCGCGTTCCGCTACGGCTGGCTCGACATCCCCGACCTCTACGACCGCATCCGCGACGATGCCCGTGGCGTAAAGTTCGAGCTCGACGTCACACACTGCGACGAGATGGACCGCGAACAGGAGTTCCGCCGCCACTTCGACGTGACAAACTTCCACGACACGGCGATGGTCGAGCGCCGCTTCCCCAAGGAGATGGAAATGCTAAAAAAGTGAACGGATAATGGAGCTTGACAAGATATACAACGAGGACAGCCTGGAGGGTATGAGACGGATTCCAGACGGGAGCGTGGACTGCGTGGTGACATCGCCGCCCTACTATGCCCTGCGCGACTACGGAGTGAAAGGGCAGATAGGACTGGAATCGTCGCCGGAGGAGTATATCGCCAGGCTGTGCGACGTATTTCGCGAGGTGCTGCGCGTGATGAAGCCCACGGCGACATGCTGGGTTGTCATCGGCGACTCGTATGCGGGAAGCAACAAGGGGTCTGCAAAATACCCGGAGAATGCCAAGAAGTATCTGCAAGGGACAAACCGAGGGACATTAGACCGTGCCATAGCCTTTAAATACAAGACGGAGGCCAAAGACCGTGACCTTATCGGCATTCCATGGATGCTGGCCTTTGCTCTGCGAGACATGGGATTCTACCTGCGCCAGGACATCATCTGGCACAAGCCGAACCCGATGCCGGAGAGCGTGAAGAGCCGCTGCACGAAGAGCCACGAGTACATCTTCATGCTCACCAAGTCGGCCCGCTACTATTTCGATTCGGAAGCCCTGCGCGAGCCTGCCAATACGGGAGTGAGGAAGAACGAGTACAACCATCGCAAGGTGAAGTTTGTCGTACCAGGACACAGGCAGGAGCAGTTTCGTGGCGGCAACCAGAGCGACGGCAAGCGCAACAAGCGTGACGTGTGGCCGGTGCTGGTGAAGCCCGGCTACGAAGGTCATCACGCCACATTCCCCGTGGAGCTGCCCTATGAGTGTATATCTCTCGGGTCTCCATTGGGGGGGGGTAATTCTCGACCCGTTCATGGGTACGGCGACTACGGCCGTTGCTGCACTCGCTCTCCACCGCCACTACGTCGGATTCGAGCTGAACAAAGAATACTACGACATCGCCCTGAAGCGAATCAGCGAACAAGAGCCGGTGTTGATATAAACAAAATATAAGAACAATGATACTACACAGATTCATGAGCGAGGCAGAATATGAATGCCTGATAAGCGGGGCGAAGCTAATGAATGCCACCGACCATTCAAAGAGCGGGCAAAGGACTGACAGCGTGAAGGTGGTCGCCATGACGCAGAGATACGCCAAGTATGCACAGCTGCGCCGCGAGTTCGTGGCAATGGGAATTATAAAACCTTGACAACTAAACAACAAAGAACATGCAGATACAGAACATTATTTTTACCATTGTGGCAATCATCTCCAATGCGGCGGTAACGTACTTTGCCATCACGGCGTGGTTCGAGTTGCGCAGGCTGAAGCGTGACATCATCGGCATGAAGCGTGCGCTGGCCGTCACGACGACCATCACGATGGGTGAGCACGTGAAAAGCAATTTCGAGCAGCTGAACGAGATGAAGGCGGCCTTCCACCGGCTCGTAGAGAACGAACAGTACGAGGAGGCGGAAGAATTGAAGAATGCCATCGCAAAGATGGAACTTAGCGCCGAGCACGCACTGAAGGAGTTCAAGGACATCTGCGGCGACAACCTCTGCGACATCGTCGTGACGAGAGTGAAGGCAAAACACAGCGAGGAGGACTGATCAATGGCAACGAAGATTGAGTGGACCAACAGGGTGTGGAACCCGATTCACGGTTGCACGAAGGTAAGCGAAGCCTGCCATAACTGCTATGCGGAGGTGATGGCTCGCAGGTTGCAAGGCAATCATATCAAGAGTTATGAGAACGGATTCGAGGTGTCACGTAACATCGACGCGATGAAGGAACCCTACGAATGGAAGAAGCCAAGCATGGTGTTCGTATGCTCAATGGGCGACCTGTTCCACAACGCTGTGCCCGACAAATGGATAAATCCCGTGATGCGCGTCATCGAGAAGACACCGCAGCACACATACCAGATACTCACCAAGCGCCCGTGGCGCATGGAGGAATACTTTCTGATCCATCCGCTGCCAAAGAACGTGTGGCTCGGTACGACGTGCGAGAACCGCCGGCACTACGACCGCATCGACGCTTTGCGCAACGTCAGGGGCAACAACGTGAAGTTTCTCTCCTGCGAGCCGCTGCTCGGGGAGATGAACGACGTCAACCTCGAAGGCATCGACTGGGTCATCACCGGCGGCGAGAGCGGACCCCGTGCCCGCCGCACGCCGACAGAGCATTTCCTCGGACTGCGCGACGCCTGCCGCCGATGGAACACGCCATTCTTCTTCAAGCAATGGGGCGCCTGGGGACAGGACGGCGTGAAGCGCTCGAAATACAAGAACGGCCACCTGCTCGACGGCGAGGCATACCGCATGATGCCGGGCGAGTCGTGGTAGAATGAAAATGGAATATAGTAAATCAAATATCAATAATTATGAATATTTACCATCAAATCCTGCTGTGGGCAATCGTCGTGTTCGCGATGTTGTTCATCGGCATCTGGCTGTTCAACCACGTCTATGCGTGGTTCGGCGTGGCCTTCATCGTAATCACCATCTACGCCGCCGTGCGTATGGCAATACAAATCATTAACAAATTAAACCGTAAAGAAGATGAAAAGTAAGATGATTCTCGTGGCTCTCGCAGCCATGATGTTCGCATCGTGCGAACGAGTAGCACCCAACTATGCCGGTGTGCTGATGGAAAACTATGGTAAGGCAGGCAAGGAGGACTTCTCCATCCAGTCTGGCCGCGTCAATGTGATGGCTCCCGGCACGGAGCTGTTCCAGGTGCCGCTCTTCGACCAGCGCGGCGAGTTCTCGAAGCCCGTGACGCTGAAGGCGTCCGACAACACCGAGTTCACAGCCCGACCCACCTATTCCTACAAGGTGATCAAGGACCGTGCCATCGACATCGTGTTCGACAACAAGCACATCGACAAGGCCGAGACGGAGAACGGCAAGGACGGATTCATGCAGTCGCTCGAAGACAATATCCTGGAGCCCCGCATCTTCGACCTGATCAAGGAGGAGAGCCGCAAACACAAGACCGACTCGCTGATGGCCGACGGCGGATCGCTGCTGTTCGAGAAGAAACTGGAGGAAATCGTCGAGAGCGAGTTCAAGAAGCGCGGCCTGAAGTTGCTGTCGTTCTCAGCACAGCTGGAGTTCTCCGAGAAGGTGCGCGACAAAATCGACAGCCGTAACGAGGTGAACACGAACATCGGCGTGCTCGACCAACAGATCCAGGAACAAAAGAAGCGCAACGAGCTGGAGGCGCTGAAGACCGAGCAGGCACTTATCAAGAGCCGTGGACTGACCCGCGAGATACTCTATCAGCAGTTCATCGACAAGTGGGACGGCAAGACCCCTATCTACGGCGCCATCCCCGACCTAATCAAGGTGCAGAAGTAAGACTGATGGACGGACGGCAGAGCTCCCCGTTCTTCGGTTCCTGCCTCGTGGCATGGGGCCGTGAGTGCGACAGCCGCCTACGCCGCTGCAGCATCGAAGGGAAGTATGTAGTGTTGAATGTGTAAAACGATAAGAACTATGGCAACAAAGAAGATATTTGCAGGTAATGGCCTGAGCCGCACGGCGATGGTGTTCAAGATTGCTACGCTGGCCGGCCACAAGCTGACACCGGTGGAGCTGAACCGCATCAAGGACATCAACCCACGCGCCCTGGAGCGGGTCTACGACACCGTACTGGGGGGGGGTAAGTAAAGGCGATGCGCTCTTTGCGCTGCGACTGGTACTGAAATGAAAAGACAATGGAACACGCCGTACTGACAATCATCGAGATCGTCGCCGTCATGGCAGCGGTGTCTCTGTTCTGGCTCGACAGGGACGGAGGCGACAATGGCGCTGGCTCCAGCGCAAGCAAGTAATACTAACGAACTAAAAGAATACAGAATGAAGATCATCATCAGAAACAGGAACAAACAGATCCAGATGTCGAACATCACCTCGAAGGAAGAGATGGCGTGGATTACGCCCAAGCAGTTCCAGGATATCACCACCGACGCAGGTGCGATGGCCGCTGAGTTTATGCAGAAACACCCGCAGATACACGAGGTGAAGTTCTCCGTGCTCCCGCAGATCGACGAAGAGGAGGACGAGGAGGAGTTCCGTGCAGGCGAAGAACTCGGCAGCCAGCGCCGCGTCATCATCCTCGAAGAGGACCGGCTGCGGGAAGACTTAGAGCACTACGCAGCACAGTACCCGGACGAACATTGGACGATGGAGATGTTCCGTGAGCAGCTGGCAAAGGCCGAAGGCATCAGCGAAGGCATGGAATGGGGCGACTCCGTCAGCCAGGAAGACCTTGACACCTGCTACAACTTCAGGTGTGTCTGCCTGGCCGACGACGTGGCTGTCTATCAGTATCTGGGAATATCTAAATGCTGACGCCCTATGATCGACTACGACTCTTTCCACAGCTACCTCGTCGAGCTGGTCGGGCTCTACCAGCGGGCGCACACCACGAAGGGCATGTCCGACCTGGCACGCCGGCACCACTGCGCCGGGCTGACGCGCGACCAGTTCTACCAGATGAAGCTCGACAAGCTGACGCCCGAGCAGGTGACGCCGCAGCTCTCACGCGTCATCCGCGACACCATTGGGCGCAGCGACGCCAAGGCCGTGCTCCGCGAGAGCATCGGCGCCCTGAACGAGGGCATACTGGCAGGCAGCCGCGTCTCGCAGGGCAGCGACCGCACCGTGCAGATCACCATCACGCAGCCAGCTCAGGCCTCCGCCACGCAGCAGGCGAGAAGGGAACAGCCATCGCCACAGCTGCCGCTCTACAAGCCGGGGTGGATCGTCTTCCGCAAGGGAGGCATGATGCACCTCGTGAGCCGCCTGCTCGACGGAGACCGCTTCACATGGAACTACACGCTGATGCGGGGCGATGACGGGCAGGAATACATCACCGAGGAACACGAGACGTCGAGCTCGTGGCTCGGCAACGTGGATATCCGGCGCGCCAAGGGACCTGAGACGGCACGTTTCGTAGGCGCACTGGAGCGCGGCGGCTACGCGTGGCGCGTCGACAACCCCAACGGACTGTTCATCGTCATCGGCAAGAAGAAGCCGGCAGAGGGCAAACCCGTCGAGGTGTTCGCCAGCGACATGCCATTCAGCGACTATGCCGACACTGGCATACGCACGCTGCCAGTTGTCACCCCATCACCCTACCGCTACGCCCTCGGCCCGATGCTGCCTATCGACAACGGATACGCCTTCATGGCACGGGCATACGAGACGCCTCTGCTCAACGCCGTCGTCCGGCAGATCAGGAGCGCCTTCCCGAACTTCGACCACATCCGCGAGATGTTCCAGTATGACATGCCGACGCTATGCTGTTCAGAGATAATCGGGAAGTACCGTGTGGCACTGGTGAAGGACGACAACAACGGCACCTGCTACTGGCTCGCCCGTGACCGCGACGTGCTGCGCCTGCTGGCATGGATCAGTTTCATCAACTCTTAAAGGTCAACGAAATGAAACTCAGCTATCGCAACTGGCCTGCGCTTCAGACGGTTGACGTCAACAGGTGCATGAGGTTCATGGAGTCGGAACACGACCTCATATTCTGCACGCTTGAAACGAACAAAGACCTGTCTCTCAACGAGAGTGAGATGATAAAGCGATCTGTGACGATGGAGATAGGCTTCGGATTCTACACCGTCGGCATGAAGGTCTATTACATCTCCAGTGCATTCCGGGAGGCTCTTAACAGGAGCTGCCTTGCTCTCTACAAGATGCTCGGCTCGAAGGAGATGTGTGAGAAAGCGCATGAGGACTGCGCCTTCATCGACGGTGACATGCTGTGGGTGGTAAAGACCGACCCACGAGGCTGGATAAGGATGATAAGGCTTCATAAAACGGGAGCCCTCTTCACGTCGTTCGCCTACAGGTTCGTCGGCGATGACTGTTTTGAAACCAATCTCTCTTCGACGACGCAGGCGGTTGAGAGGTCGTGCGTCGCCTACTACTACCTGCTGATGATGCTGAAGAAGTACGGCCAGGTGGATGTCGAGACCGTAACAAGGAACGGGAAAATCAGGTCTTCCGTGCTTAACGACAAGGCCGTCAACGAGACGGGTATCGACGTGCAGGTGCTCGACTCCCGCTGGTTCACCACCATCTGCCGCGACGAGGGGTTCCTCGTCAGCGGGCACTTCCGCCTGCAGCCCTGCAAGGACGAACAAGGCGAGTGGACCCGCAAGCTCATATACATCAACCCCTACGCCAAGCACGGCTACCACCGTCTGGCACCGATAGTCGATATAGGAAACGAAAAGGATACCTGAATCATGGAACAGAACAACCAACAGAACGGCGCGAAGCAGGCGTCAGCGAAGATCGTGGCGATGAAGATCGCCAAGGCGCTCACAGAACGTCCGAACGCAAAGACATCCGACGGCAGCAGAGGACGCCTTGTGGTCATCGACAGCCAGCCGCCGGTGGCCGACAACACCACGCTGATGCTCTATATCGTCAAACAGACCGCCGTTGACGAGGGAAGGCCGTCGGCCTACTTCTCGCTCGGCACGCGGAGTACGGAGATAGTCAATACCCTGGTGAGCATCATCACGGGCATCGCCCGGCAGAAGATCGAAAGCGGCCGGCTGCGTTTCGATGAATTGTCCCTACTCGACGAGAAGCTGCCCAGCCTGAAGAATGCCCCACTCTACATCGACGACACCGAGGGCATGACGCTCGACTGGCTGGACGGACGGCTCACCGACCTCGCCACGGAAAACGGCGTGGCATTCGCCGTCATCGACCATGTGCGGCGCCTGGGAGGCGATGCGGAGACCGTGCCAGTCATCAGGACCGTCGCCGAAAGACTTGGTATGACCGTCATCGCCGTCATGGACTAAAACCGAACAAACAATCACAAAATCATTGGATTATGAAGAAACTGACAGCAGAGACTTACATGTCTTGGGAGAATGAGACCACGGTCTGGAATCCCGAAAAAAAGGTGTATGAGAAAGAAACCGTGCGTGCCATCGCACTATGCGACCAGACAGGCTACTTCGTCCAGGCCATCAACTGCATGCGTGACGGCGACATGGGCGAGAAAGACGAGAACGGTGTGTATGAGCGCATCTGGTACGGCGACTATATCGACTGCTACGGCAACGAACGCGCCACGCTCCGTCCCGCCACTCCGGAAGAGGTGGAACTGTATAAGCAGTATTGTTCGTACAGTTCGACCTCTACCGAGAAACCTATAGGCGAGGTGCGGATGGCGGATGCGACACACGTCATCTGGCAGAGCCGCGGATGGCTGTCACGTCATCTGCTGAAGGTGCAGGACTGGTTCCGTCGCATCCAAGTCGATATCCGTGTGAAATTGGTTCTGGCGAAGTCTGCCTGGAGGCACCGCCACGACAAGCCGGGCACGTTCGACGCGGACAAGGCCAGACGCTCCTTTGAGGAGATGCTAAGCCGTGACCTGAAGCAAGAGCCATGAAGCCGAAGCGACGCGTGATGTGTCCAGACTGCATGCGCCCGAAGATACTCTTCGATACTGAGCGCAAGGCACAGAACTTCATCAAATGGAACGCCTCCAGCATGGAGTACGGCGGCGAAACGCTGCGCGCCTACTACTGCCCGGCGTGCTGTGGATGGCATGTCTCACACCACGAGCACCAGGAACACTACGACCAGAGGACCGACGACATGATAGGCGCCTTCAAACGCACGAACAAGGCATTGTCTGGCATCGACAAGCTCATCCACTGGGATGAGTACTCCGCGCAGGCAAGGTCGGTGTATGCCAAGATACCAGAGGAGGTGAAGGCCACCGGCCTGAAGACACGCATCAAGCGTTTCCTCGACAAGTACCTCAAGGAAAACGGCATCAACGACTCCAACGGCGAACTCAGGACGATAGTGTACAGTCTCTTCAAGGAGGATATGGAAAAGAGGAAGAGCGGCTGACAAGAAGGAAAAGGCACGGGAGCATCACTGCGGCCGTGCCTTTGAATACACTAATAACTAACTAATTACTGACTTTATAACGTTATGATTGTAAAAAGGATCATTGCTAAGCACCCTCGCCGGCAACCGTCTCGACGGTTCCCGTCTTCGAGTTATCCAAGGTCGTGAGCGTCTGCTGGATGATCTCGAAGCAGGCGTGTTCGTCCCATCCGTTAAATCTCGCAACGGAGTTCAGGAAGTGCTGGTATAGCCGCTGCTTCACGTTCAGCTGCTGCTGCTTCAGCAGGTGCATCTCGCGCAGGGCCGTACCGCCGTTGCTGGCAGCCACCATCGGCACACCCACCAGACGCGGGTCAACGCCGAGTGCCAGGAATATCGGGTTGGTAGAAAGCTCCAGCTCTTCCTTGCCGGCCTTCACGCCGTCACTGGTGGTCTCCTTGATGTCCACCACCTCCACGTTATGGTGCTGCTTGCCGTCCGGGCCGTCCCACATGAACTGGCGCATGGTCTTTCCCGTATTGTCTCGGTGCTGCAGGAAGTCATCCACGTTGGCGTCCAACTCGTCGATGAATTTCTCCTGTGCCTCCTTGTCGCCCTCGATGCCCATGTCGCCGAACATCATATTCAGATAGTCCAACGAAATGTAAATTATCCTTCCCCAAGTGGTGTTGTTCTCGCGCTGCTTGTACTTATCGTACAGGATGGTGCTGGCAAAGTCGAAGGCCTTGCTGCTGAACACGCTCCACCATGCGGGCTGCGGGTAGTATGGCTTGTTGAGCGATGGATAGAACGTCGGGCATACCACCCACATCGGACGGCTGTTGGGTCCCTTCTTCTGGTTCGACTCCACCAGGTAGCGCAGCTCGTGCAACAGATGCTGCGGCATAGCTGCGGGGTACATCGTGTATTTCGCCGAGTCGGCACCGGCGACGGTCGTACCGCCAACGCCCTTCGTACGCCACGAGTCACTGAAATAGCAGTAGTCGATATGCCGCGTCGGCGTCATCACCGACAGTCTCGTGGAGTGTGCTGGCAACAGGCTCACGCGGTTGATCACCGGTTTCCACTGGCGGCGGTAGCCTTTATTGTGGAATCCGACGGTCGGGAAGTAGATGTCGAGCATCACGTCGTCCTGCTCACACTGCGTCAGGTGAAGGTTCAGGTTGTTCTCCTCCAGGAACTCCTTGGCGCCCGGAACATGCTCTTCGATGGTGATGTCGTTGCCGAGGTCGTACTTGTCCTCGTAGCCCAGCCACGTCCTCTCCCACTCCTTGTAGGCATCCTTCCAGTAGTTGATGCCGAGTCCGCGCAGTATCGGGTCGGGGCGCTTTCCCTCCTCGACCTCACCGATGGGCCTGATGGCGCCTGTCAGCGGATCCTTCATCTGGTCACCGCCATAGAGTTCTCCTTCCTGTCCCTTCTTCAGCTTCTCGATGCGCTCCAGGATGCGGTAGCCCGCCTTCCTGTATTCGCACAGCGTGTCGTCGTCGAAGGCATACATCAGCTTTGGTCCGAGCCCTGCCGTGAGGTCTGCGATGTACTTCAGCGGTGACGCCGTATAGGGCAGCGCCTGGGCCAGCGGAGGCACCACGCTCGGGATGTTGTCGCCGGCGCCCCACTTCACGTAGCCTGGTCCGAGCGGTTTGCCGTCAGGTCCGGGCACGGTGTTGGCCGTATTCGAGCGGTCGTCGAAGAGCCATGCCACGTTGGCGATGGGACCCGTACACCATGCTCCCTTTCCCATGCCTGCCGCCATGTCCTGCGTCACATCCTTCGACGGATCCTTTTCGCCGATGGTCAGCGACCTGACGAGACCCGGCTTCAGTGCATCAAGTGCAATGAATCCTCTGCCGCGCAGGCTGCGGTCCAGCTGCTGGTACTCGCTGAAGGTCTTTGGCTTGTGTACGAAGCTGTTACCGCTACCGCGATTCTTATTCTTCTTGCCCATATATCGTATTTCTGTGTTGTACTGCTAAAATACGCCGCGCCCGCCCGAAAATCAAGGGCGTGGACGTATCATCTTTTCATCCTTATGTTCTTGAACCGTCCTTTCAGCCCGCCGCCGATCTTCGGACTGCTTCCTGCCTTGACCTTCACGCCGATCAGCAGGTCGTCGAGTGCATCGGTGATATCAGTCCTGGTGCGGGGGTCGCCGCCCAGGGAGTCGGGGTCGGTATTTTTTAGCTTCTCCCTCGACTTGTCCTTTCGGAACGTGCCAGGGACGACGGCCGTGTTCTCAATGGCAGTAATCAGGTAGTCGTTGCGACCTGCCTCGCGGTTGATGAACAGCGCAGGCGACTCCTGGAATGCCAGCACGTCGTTAATAAACTGGTACTTGCGTTCGTGTCGCCATGCCGCACCTATCTCCGCATCGACCACGTTCCAGCCCATCGACTCCAGCTCGGCGATGACCACCTTGTCGAAGCGACTGTCCTCGGAGTCCTCTACGGCGTAGGATGTAGAACCTCCCTGCTTGATGGTCGATGTATAATAGAAAATTACGTCACCGTTGCGCCTAAGAAACGGTTTATAGTAGTCTGTGAAGTCACGGCAAAGGGCACGCAACTTTCTTTCTTCCATCACGAAGAGCGTCTTCATCACCATCACCGACGGACGGCCACGGAAGTCCCTCGCCTGCCCTACCACCATGCCGTTCAGGTTGGCATTGCAGTCGATGGCGATGCGCAGCGGCTCGTTGTAGTCCAGGTCGAGGTCGAGTGAGCAGTCCAGTCCGGCACGCTGCACCTGATCGAGGTCAAGCGACTCTGTCTCATACTGCGTCGGCCATTTCTGTACATCGAGCGCCTTGCCGCTCTTCTTGACGCTGTATTTGTCAAAGATGACATCCGTCACTTCCGGAGCGGTATAGCCGTGGATGTCGATGTCGAAGTTCGAGTAGAATCCGTCCTTGGCGGCTCCCTTCTTCTGACCGAGTATCTGGATGCGGAACATCAGGTCGGGCAGCTCGCGCTTCATCTGGCGCACCCATGCCTCACCCCCGAGGATATCCATGTTCTCCAACGACGAGAAATTCCAGAAGCTCTCCGACTGCGAGCGCAGCAGGTGCAGTCTCTTCAGGAACGTCTCGTTCTGTGCCAGCTGAACGGCCAGCCTGGGATTGGTCTTCTCCAGATATTTCAGCTCCGCCAGCATCTGGGCTATCTGGTCGTTGATATCGTGGGTCTCGTACTGCTCCTCCTTCTCCCACTGGCACTGCGAGTTGGTAAGTCCCGCATCGCTCACGAAGCAGGTGGAACAATAATACGGGTTAATCTTCGGGTCGGTACCATATCCCCACCGCTTCTGCTCTATCTTGCGTGCCGACGGCGGCATGAAGTCACCGC